TAATGTATAATTTAAATGTTAAAGATCCAAAGCATGTCGTAGCTGAAAAAGGATTTATAGAAGTCTTAGATGGCGCAACTGGTTTTATGTTAATAAAAAGAAACGTATTTAAGAAAATGGCATTAGCATATCCTGATCTTAAATTTACATCTGATCAACATTTAAATGATCCTCACGACAAAAGATTTGATTATCATGACACATCTAATTGGAACTACGCTTTTTTTGACACAATGATAGAGCCTGAAACTAAAAGATATTTATCAGAAGATTATGCATTTTGTCGTTTGTGGCAGAAAATAGGTGGTAAAATTTATGCTGATATCATAAGTGGCATGACACACATGGGTAATTACTCATTCAAGGGAAACGTGGGTACACAATTTAAAGGGGCAAAATGAAAAAATATTATATTATGGATAATGTCATTGACAAAGCAGAAAATTTTAGAATTTATAACAACTTAATAAATACAGCCATGTGGACTTTAAATAGATCCTCCATTGTTACAGATAATTTAGAATCCTCAATCAACAATTTTCCAGGTATGGTTGTTGAACAAGAGGGTCAAAGTTACAATCCTTACTTATCAGGTTATTTTCATTCTTTAACAAGCACTATAAAAAATGTATTTCAAAATCAATACAATTTTAGTTTGCCAAATAATATCTACAGAATTCATTTAGGTGCAAAAAATGACAAAACTGAAACTCTTTTTCACTCTGATTTGGAGGACAGTGGATCTTGGACAATTTTAGGATTTTTAACACCTGTTTGGAAAGCAGAATATGGGGGACAAATTAATATAGAGGGTGAGGAAATAGAGTACATTCCTGGGAGATTTATTGTTTTTAAGTCTAATATTTTACACAATGGCGGGTTTGTAACCAATAATAATTTAGACTATTGGAGAATAAGTCTAAATATAATTTTAAAATAAAGAAATGAATTTAGACTTACAAGTAAAAGATAATTTTTTACCTAAAGATTTATTTCAAAAGTTATCTGTTTACTGTGCTACTTTAGATTACGGAAAAGAGATAACATATAACAAAGTTGTACATGTTTTTTATTCAAATAAAATAGATAAGGATGATGATTTACTAAAAGATTTAGAAAAATCTATTATAAAACATTTTAAAGTTGGTATAAAAAATCTTAATTTAGCTGCTTTTACTTTAGTAAATACAAAAGAACCTCTTCCACATGTAGATGTATTACAATTTCCAACAGAAAAACATCTTATTATTTATTTAAACGGAGATTCTAATTTAAACGCTGGAACAGGTTTTTATAAGCCTACTGACAATGGATTTGATTTAAATACGGCTATTGGCTGTTACCCAAATAGAGCTATTTTATTTAATGCCTCTGATTGTTATCACTCTCCTTTATTATATACAGTAAAAAACAGTATTCCTAGATTTGCTATTATTATATGGTTTGAACCTAAAATTGATCTTTAGCTTTATGATAAAATAAGGTAGAATAATTAGCCATGAAATTAGTTGATTTAAAGTTCCAACCAGGCATTGATAAACAAGATACCGCTTACTCAGCAGGGGATCAACGTAAGTATGTTGACTCGAATCTTGTACGGTTTCATTACGGAAAACCTGAAAGATGGAAAGGTTGGGTTTATTTACCAGATCCAAATAAGACTGTCGTGGGCGTGGTCCGTGATACGCATAGCTGGATTGGTTTAGATGGAACCAGATATCTTGCTTTAGGTACAGACAGAAAATTATATTTATATTCAGGAAGTGCTCTTTATGACATCACACCTATTAGAGAAACAGCTGCTTTAACAAATCCTTTTACAACAAATGGTACAACAACAGTTTCAGTAACTGACGCAGACCACGGCGCTATTGAAGGAGACTTTGTCACTTTTGACTCTTTCTCTGCTATCGATGGTTTAGATATGAACAACGAGTTTGAAATTACAACACGTGTGGATGCTAATACTTATAAAGTAACACATACAAGTGCAGCTTCTGGGTCTACTTCTGGTGGAGGTGGATCAGGTAATGCTAATTATCAAATTAATATTGGTGAAACTGCTTCTACCTATGGTTATGGATGGGGCACAGATACTTGGAGTGCAGGAAAATGGAATGAACCAAGTACATCGTCAGATGTTACTGTTGCAGCAAGAAGTTGGTCATTAGATAATTTTGGTGAAGACTTAATTGCTACAGTATTAAATGCTAGCACTTATATAAAAGATCTTTCTGGTGCAATAGATGCTAGAGCAACAGCTTTATCTAACGCTCCCACTGCTTCACGTTTTAGTTTGGTTTCCACTGACACAAGACACTTAATGATTTTTGGCACAGAAACAACAATAGGTAATACAGCTACACAAGATGATTTACTATTTAGATTTTCTGATCGAGAAGACGCTACAGATTATACACCAGTAGCAACAAACGAAGCTGGTTCACTGCGTATATCGGATGGCTCTAGAATAGTAGGTGCTGTTAAATCATCTGGTCAAATACTTGTTTGGACAGATACATCACTTCACGGTATTCAATTTGTTGGTACACCTTTTACTTTTGGCCTAAGACAACTTGGAGCTAACTGTGGATTAATAGCGCAACACGCTGCTGTTGAAGTTAATGGTAGAGCGTATTGGATGTCAGATAATTCATTTTATATGTATGATGGTGTTGTTAAAAAAATGCCTTGCTCTGTACAAGATTATGTATTTGATGATCTAAGTTATACAAATAGAAATGATATTGCTTGTGGTATTAACACAGCTTTTAATGAAATTATTTGGTACTATCCTTCGGCAAGTGCTACAGCAATAGACAGAGGTGTTGCTTATAATTATTTAGAAAATACTTGGTACACATTAAATTTAGGTAGAACAACATGGCTAGGTGCTTATGTATATGAACAACCAATTGCTACAGAATATGATGCAAGTATAACAGCGAATGTATCCAGTATACTAGGTTTAACAGCAGGTGCTTCTTACATTTATGAACATGAATCAGGTAATAACCAAGCGGATGGTACAGCTATTTCTGCTTTCTTAACAACTGGATCTGTTGAGATCGCTGATGGAGATCAACTTATGTCAGTTAGTAGATTAGTTCCAGACTTTGATAATCTTACTAATAACATGACAGCAACATTGACATTAGAACAGTATCCACAATCCGCGGCTAACGTAACGACAACAGGCACTATTACTAGCACTACAGAAAAGATTGATGTAAGAGGTAGAGGTAGAGCGGTTAAAATTAAATATGAAACCAATACAGTTAATGACACAGCTTGGAGACTTGGATCTACAAAGCTACAACTTAGACCAGATGGTAGACGATGATCGATAAACCCTTAATTGAAAATCCTTTGGCTGGTGGTGGCCCTCAGCTAACCCCAATAGTTAACGATTTTAAACCAAAGTCAGACGATCCCTTAATGCAAGGTTATTATGATTCTGAATTTTTTTCTAATATAATGACAGCGGATTCGGTACCTTATACATATGATGGTAAAGAGATGACGGGATCAAGTTCGGCAGCAAGTAATTTAAAAAAATATTTAGAGTCCATTGGTAAAGGTGATTTATTACAATTTAAAAATAATGATGTAATGAGTGTAGATCTAGCAAAAGTAAGTGGTGGTGAAGATTCATTAACTGAACCTGATAATAATGCGATGATACCTGGAGATCCAGGTGCTTTTACACCGCCGGGATTAGGTGATATTGGAATTTTTAATTCTCCCTCTGAAACAACTGGTCAATATCTAACAGGTCCTGATGAATCTAATGATATTATTGAAACATTAAAAAATATAGAACAAGGCATAGCAAGTCTAGGTGGTAATTTTGGACAAAACTTTAACATGAATCAATCGTCAAACTATGGTGATTTTGATAATTTTGGTATTGGTTCTTTTTTTCCGCCTTACGGAGGAATGTATGGCTAAAATAACAATTACACGATTACCAAATGCAACAGAAGAATATGATGCTAATCAGTTTGATCAAATGGTTGCATTATTAGATCAAATTATTCTTTTACTTAACACAAACTACCAACAAGATTTAAAAGAAGAATCACAGTCGGAGGCTTTTTTCCTTGGCTAATACTTTTAAAAGCGCAATGGTGGATATTACCACAACAGATTTAACAACTGTCATAACAGTTCCTACGGCTAATGCTGGTGCAACGCCACCTGTTCCGCCTACTACGGATGTAGTAAAATCTCTTTTAGTTTGCAATGACTCTGGTTCAACAACTTTAGTTGATGTTGAAGTTGTCCGAGGCGCTGCAACCTTTGAAGTATTCAAATCAAAGAGTGTTGCTACAGTTACAACAACAGAATTATTGACTCAACCTTTAGTTCTGCAAGAAAGTGATGTTCTTAAAGTTCAAGCCAATGCTGCCAATCAGGTGCACATTATAGCAAGTTTTATGGAGGTCACGAAAGGACAACTCTGATTAACTTACATTCTCTATTTATTACTCCCGTATTTTCACTACAACTTAAAGGCCACGATCATCTTATTGATAGCATCTATCAACTACGAGAAAAAGATGAGATGGGTATGCCACGGTCCAATGTCGGTGGTTGGCATAGTCATGATGAAATATATAGTATTAAAAAATTTAGACCTTTAGTTGGTGACATTCTTAAATACGCCAAAGATTGTTTTAACCATTTAGATGTTAAACCTAATTATGTTCCAGAGATGACGGGTATGTGGGGTATGATAAATCCACCAGGATCACGAAACAACATACATACACACCCTTATAACTATTTATCTGGTGTATTTTATTTAAAAGCACCAAAAAAGTGTGGAAATATTGTGTTTCTAGAGCCTAAACCACAGTCAGAGGTACTATCCCCCCCAAAAACGGATAAAGCTTCTATACACCTTGCTCACAGCGTACAATGGGAGCCTGTTGAAAATTCCTTGATTTTTTTTCCTTCATGGTTACAACATGAAGTACAAACGAATAGTTCTAATGATGATAGAGTTATTATTAGTTTTAACATAAATTGGAGAAACGAAGATGCCGATAGTTGAACCTGCTGAATTACTAGGTCATATTACGACTGAAGATGGAAGAAGAATTCCTCATTACAAAGTAAAAACTGAAACAACACTTACACATGTAGATACTGGCGCTGAGTATAATTCAGAAGAAGAAGCTCAAGCTGATATTGATAATCCAGGAACATCCACAACTGCTGAAAAAATTAGAAGAGACGTAAAAGTATTTGCCCCTTCTTTAGCAGATATGTTAGGTGTAACTCCTGATTAATTAAGCACTACAAGCTTCGCATTCTAAATCAGAGTCTAAACCTGTCACCATGACAGTCGCATCGGAGTTATGTGGCTTACCTTGAATTGTGTGTATGTGAGGCACTTTTCTGTGTTCTAATATTTCTTTTTGTAATTTTTCGTTTTCTCTTTCCACTGCTAATAAACGTTCGTGGTAACGACTCACCTTATCAGCAAGGGTAGCTATAGCCTTCAATACTTCTTGATTTTCCATAATATCTCCTTGATTTATAATTTTTGGGTGAGATCTAATTTAAACATGTGTACAGAATATATCAAGTAATCTTTTTATAATTGTTTTCTTGACACATAATTTATGTTATGAAAAAGACAGAAAAAAGAATGAAATACTATAACTTATCAGAGAATATTATAGCCTGTAATAATTTTTTACCTAAAAAAAATGTTGAAGAATTATACACGGATTTATTAAACAATAGAAATTTGTTTCAACTATCTACTTGGAATGATAAAATAGAATTTTTTAGTAGTAAATGTGGTGGTTTAGATTTTTGGATTAGTAATAAAACTATTGAAAATAGTGACTCATTTATAGAATCCCTTGCTTATTGGTTTATTCATCAAGGATTACATTTTTATGCAAGAAACAATGCATCAAAAGTATATGAACTTTTAACAAGAAAGTTACAGTGGAATATACATGTTATTAGTTATAATAACGGAGGTTATTATAATTGGCATAAAGATGAAAAAAATAATATCTTATTTACTTTTAATTTAATTCTTAACAAAAGTAGTAAGTTAAAAGGAGGCAACATGTTGTTTATGGATAATAATAAAATTTACGAGGTTGAAAATAAAAATAATTTTATGACTGTTTTTCCTTCTTACATTTCTCATGCAATTACTCCTTTACATACTGAAGACGATAAAGATGTTTCTTTTTTAGAGCAAAGATTTAGCATACAGTTTTGGGTTAGTTTACAATGATGTTGTCGCAAACTACAATGTTTGGAAGAATGGTAAAATGTTATAATTTACCTATGGATGAAATTAAAGAGTTGAATAATAAATATGAAGAAAATAAAAATAAATTAAACTCAATGGGTTCAAGATTAGCGGGACGTTTACAATCAGAATTAGAGTTTACTGAATTATTACAAACAACAAATATTTTTAAAAATATAACACAATGTATGTCTGATTACATAGAAACATGTCAACAAGTGGGTTTGTTTAATCAAAATTTTTATAACATCCCTAAAGACAGTAAACATAAAAACTTAGAAATCTTAAGTTGTTGGATTAATGATATGAAAGAAGGAGAATACAATCCTCCTCACACGCATCATGATCAAACAGGATGGTCAACTGTTTTATTTTTAAAAGTTCCAGAGTTTATTAATGATGCACCAGAAACAGCTCAACAAAAATATAAAGATGGAAAACTAGGGTTTATCGGACATGATGGTATAACATGTCAATACATGGAACCTGAAGTAGGTCACTTTTACATTTTTGAAGCAAGACATCAACATTGTGTTATGCCTTTTAAAACAAAAATAAAAAATGATTTTAGAAGATCTATGTCTTTTAATTTTATAGCAAATTAATGTTTGAGAATAAAATTACATTTTGTGCAAGTAACAAAGACATGCTTGATATATGGCCACATCCTAAACCTGCTTCAAGAGTTATTCCTGATGAATATAAAAGTTTAAAAAGATTTACGGATAACGATTTACATCAACCAACTGTAAAAACTTGTATGCCATTTTTAGACTCCATGACAATGGGATATGTTATGTTCTTTGAACAAGATTATCTTGTAGATCCAATTGAAGGTGATTTTAGTGTTACTCCAGCAAACAGGGAACCTAACGACTTTGGTTATCATAATCGAGTGCAACTACCAAAACAATGGGAAAAACAAACTGGGAAAAATGCAGGAAAATTTCATAATAAATGGTTAATTAAAACACCTCCAGGGTATAGCTGTTTATTTTTGCAACCTATGAATAGATTAGAAGAAAGATTTAAAATTATAGAAGGAGTTGTTGATACAGATAAATATGTTAGTTTAATTAATTTTCCTTTTATTTTATTAAAAAAAGATAAACAGTTTTTAATAAAAAAAGGAGAGCCTATGGTGCAAGTTATTCCTTTTAAAAGAGAGTCTTGGAAAATGTGGTCGGGTTTTTATTTGGAAAAAGCACATAGTAAAGTTTTAAGTTTAATGCATAGTAAATGGATTGATAAATATAAAACTTATTTTTGGAATAAAAAAAGTTACAAATGAACAACATCACTGATTATATTATTTGTTTTGAAGATGTTTTAGATTTGTCTATTTGCGATCAAATAATTAAAGATTCAGAAAATGAAACATTTGAAAGTGCAGGAACATTAGGAAAAATAAACAAAAATAATTTTAGAAAATGTTATATGAAACTTTTAAATAAAAAATACGATCAGTATATTTTTGAATGTGTAGGAAAAGTATTAGATAAATATATTGAAAAACATCCTCATTTTCAAACAGGCGCATCAATTGAAGACACTGGATATGATCATCTTTTGTATAAAGGAAGTCAAGGCGGTGAGTATAAACTTCATGTAGATCATGGTGATGTAAATCCTAGAGTATTAAGTATTTCTTTTATTCTTAATGATAATTATGAAGGTGGTAATTTTTCTTTTTTTAAAAAAAAATCTTTTGTTGTAAAAAAGAAAAAAGGATCAGCGATTGTTTTTCCAAGTAATTTTTGTTTTCCTCATGCAGTTACTCCAGTCTCGCAAGGAGATAGGCATTCAATAATTACGTGGATTCATTAGATTAAGAATAATTTGGGTCGTAATCTTTCCAACTTTTGTCTTCAGCATTTGTTGTGCTATTATTTATATCAGATAAAACAGCGGCAGAGTAATCTTGTTGGGCTTCCTCAATTTGAAGTTGTCTAACTTCGCCCCAAGTTAATAAATCAGCTATAGTAGTATTTCCTACTGCATCGCTTGTAGCAGATAAACTTGTGTTCCCAGTCATCATACCATTAGCGTCTTTATTTTGTATTTCGTTTGGTCCTTTACTATTCCAAACTACATAATGAATTGTGCTTGGCAGCCAAGAATTATTCCAATTTTTACCTTTATCAGCCCATTCAATATGAAAATTATCATCTACTGTAATGTGACTTCCGTTTCCTATTACTATTTGTGTTGCCATTAATATCTCCTAATGCTTTATAATATAGTTTACCACCACAAAAGGTGAGAATGAATTTGTACCTGCAGCCGTAACAGCTCCAGTTAAACTTGTTGTAACATTACCTGTTAATGTCCCTGATAAAGTATGAGAGTGATTGTGACCAGTTCCTGATCCTGAATTATTCAAAGGTATAGTTTCTTCATTTCTAGAACCACCAATCCTGTTATCAGGGTTAGCATTTGTACCTGTTCCCATAAAGGTAATTGTACCTCTAGGTTCTGAGGTTCCATTACCTTTACCAGTATGCGTATGAGAAGCTAATTGAGCAGTTGTTAAAGAAGTATTATCAATACTACCTGTTACAGTTACAGATTGGTTTGTAGCATTTGTAGCAGCTTGGTTATTAGTAACAGCTACTGTAACTGTATTTGCACCACCTGTACCTGCTAAGTTATATGTGTTACCATCAAAACCTTGTGGCATCTTACCTTGTAATTGAGGAACATTAAAAGTTGTTGATCCATCACCAGCTCCATAAGTTGTTCCTGTTACAGCAAATAATTCTGCATAGGTTGATCTTGATACGGCACCACCGTTACATAATAAGTAACCGTCTGGAGCTGTAGCTTTAGTCCAAGGCTTAATAGCCCCTACTTCACTTCTGTTTGTTATATCCTGTAAGTTAGCCATTAGTCGTTATATTTCAACCTCCACCCATTGTCTGCGTTTACATAAACGAGAGCAATGCCCGCACTGTTAGTGCTTACTGTTAAATCTGCAGCAGTTCCTTGTATCTTCTGAGA